CTAGGCCGCGCTCTCGCGGTGCTGGTCGATGTACTTGGCGGCATCGGCAATATGGACCATTGGTTGCCGGGCGGTGCGAGTCAACGGCACCGGGAACGTTCCGGCGGCGATGCGGTTTCGAGCGGTCTGAAGCTCGACGCCCATGATGTCCTTGGCGAAGACGTCCAAGGGAATCAACGCCTTTTCATAGACAGCCAGTAGCATGAATTCAGTTTTCATTGGTTTCCCCTGTTCTTCGCCCGCCAGGCGTTGAAGCGGTTACGGATCTGGCGAAAGGTACGCTCTGCTTCAAAGCGGTGATCGAGGTCTGCGCGGCTGTCGACCCCGCATGCTGCACAGAGCCAGTCCCTGGCGTCCTGCTCGTTATGGGTGCCATCGGGTAGGGCGCTTTCCGTCATGCCCAGCTTGTGCCGGCGGCGCCTGTCCAGGTAGAGCCGGAACGCCGGATCCTGGCAGAGCATGGCGGCCTGGCGGGCGACGGCGCCGCCCTTCGGTTGCTGGTCGTTCATGCTGCTACCTCTTTACCTTCAGGCCGGCGCGAATGCGACCGGCGGTGAAGGCGTCTACAGCCGGGCACTCGGGTGCGTGGTACTGGCCCGGTTCCGAACCGCATGCGTTGCAGACCTGGCTGCGCTCTAGATGCTTGCAGCGGTTGTGGCAGTTGAGGGCGTTGGCAGTGGCCTGCAGGACAGCCAGCTTGGCGGCGTCGAGCTGCTCCTGCAGGTAGGCAATCTCCTGGCCTTCCTCGGCTTCTATCTGCTCGAGGGTGTCGCGCAGCTCCTTCGCTTCCCGGCGGGTTACGCGGTTCTGCCGGCTTTGATCTTCGAAATGGTGCAGGTTCTTAATGGCCTGGTCGCGCTGCGTCTTCAGCTCGGCGCGCACGCCGAGCAGCTCGCGGGCGAGGCTGTAGGCGGTGCGACCGGCGGCCAGCTGGGTGGCCGCGTCGTGGATATCGACTTTGTTCACAGTCTCTCTCCTGGTCCTTTCGATCAACGGCGCTGGGCGGCGCGGCGTTCGCGGATGCCTTGGCATTCGATGCAAGTGATTGCCCAGGGCGCGGCCTGGCGGCGAGCGGCTGGGATCTCGCCGCCACAGTCGTCGCACTCGGTTGCAGCGAGATCGAGGCCGACCCAGCGTGGCCGGTTGGCCAGCGCGCCCTCGAGGCGGCGTTCCATGATCTCGGTGGCGATGTCGGCGTTATCGGCCATGGTTCAGGTCCTCGTTCGGGATGGCGGGCAGGTAGACGACGCGGCAGCCCTTGCGCCAGTCGTTGAGCCACACCAGCCAGGCCACGGCGCTGCGTACCGGGCGACCGGCGCGGCGCGATACGAATTGCTGGACGGCGCGGCCCTGGGTGGTGGCGGGGCTGTAGGGATCGACGCGGCCGGCAGGGTCGCGCACAGGTAGAGGCGGTTATTCACGGCTCAGCTCCTGGGCCTTCTGGCCCAGCCGGTAGCCGCACCGGCTGTTGGCGATCGCGCGACGCAGATCGCCCTCTGACTCGAAAGCCACGACCATGGCGAACTGATGTTCCACCGCGCCTTGGTTGGGGGTGAGCACCGCGAGGGTGCCGGCATCCTGCAGGACGCCGCGGGGCTGGTGGCTGGTCATACGTTGGCGCATGTTTTTCTCCTTTTTCATCAACACAGCTCGGGTGGGTAGAACTCTTCCGGCTCAAACGGCGGTGCTTCGATGTAGATGCCGCGTTCGGCAAGGACTCGCCGGGCCGTGGCGTCGTGCTGAATCAGCCGTTTTGCTGCCGCCTGGGCGGCTCGAGTCTCAAAATCGACGTCATCCATTTCGGCGCGAACCTCTTCACTGCTGCGCCACTCTTCAAAACGCCGGATCTGGGCCGCCAATACCTCGGCGTCCGGGCTTTCTGGGAAGGGATTGCGGGGCGTCAGGTCGACGCCCGTACAGTTAGTGACACAAGTCCAAGGGGCCGCGGCTTCGCCGCGTCCCGGGGTGCTCGCCGCTGGGGTGCGGTCTTTTGAACGCACCTCCCAGCTGTACAAGCGGGTGAGGTATTCGGCATCAACCCCGTAACGGCCCTTCACCACCAACCCCTTGGTCACCTGCACCGGGTCGCCGTAGCGGCCCAGCACGTCGATACCCTGGCGGATCTCGCCGGTGCCGTGGCTGATGCCGTCGCCGGCCGGGTCCTGGGCCATCAGGCGCCAGGGCTTGACCGGCTGATCCTTGCGCTTGGTGCAGGGGCCGCCCATGAGTCGAAGGAAAATCGCCCACTCGCCGGCGTTGGCGGCGCGGCGGATGGCATGGAAGCGTTCGGCGGCGGTGGGCTCGGGGCGCGTGCACGCTTCCCACTCCTGCAGCTGGTGCTCTTGCTTCTCGGTGAGGCGGCGAACTTCACGCCAGACCGTGACCGAGGGAAGGCCCAGAAACTGGAACTGGCGGATGCCCCAGGTGGCGGCCCATGCCTCGATGCGTGGTGCTACTTCAGTGAGAGAGCGCTCGTAAAGGTCCTTATCGTCTCCCTCGATACCGGTGCGGGTGAACTGCTCGCCATTGATGTTCTTGCTGATGTACTTGGCCACGTAGCCGGCAGCAGTTCCCTTGTTGTAGTCGATCTCCTCGACATCGAACCGGGCCGTCGTCTTGTTGCCACGACGGTCGTAGAGCTCTTCCGGCGATTCGGCTTCGGCATACTCTTGCAACACTTCGGTGACACGGGCCTGGTGCTCGGGGACCATCCAGACGAGCAGGTGCCAATGTGGCGTGCCGTCGTGGTGGGGCTCGACCACTCGGATGCCGTAGATGGCCAGGCCATCGCGGGCCAACTTGGCGCGTGCCCGGGCCCAAACCTGCTGTAGGTACTGCTGAGCCTCACGCGGTGTGCTGCCGTCGTATTTACGGTTTCGACGGCAGTGGTATTGGTATCGCTTGCGCTTGGCGTTCCAGTACTTATTGGCATTAACCGGATGGAAGCGGCTTGGCGCGGTCACGGTGTAGAACACACCGACATGGCCCAGGCGGCGTGCTTCTACCTCGGTATCACGGATGCGCAGCATCAGCTCTGCCCGGCGGTGATCGGGGTTGGCCAGGCCCAGCTCTGCCAACTCGGCGAGTGTGTAGGTCTGGCCTTCCTGGTTGATTGCCTCGAGGGTTTCGAGCAAGGCGTGGTTCCGGTGCTTCTGGCTTCGCCGACGCTCGACGGTCATGTCGCTGCAGTAGATACCGGCCTGGGCGTGCACGCGGCGGGCTTCGCGCTGGATCTGCTCGAGGCGGCGGCCCGACAGGCGGCGCAGCTTGCGGCGCCACCACAGCGAGCAGCTCAGCCGGCCGAGCTGGCTGGCAATGGAACCGGTTCGGGCAGGCGGCTCGATGCCATGCACGGCGGCCCGGGAGCGGGCCTTGCGCAGGGCGAGGGCGTCGGCAACGGCGATGCTCATCACCGGGGCGCGCTGCCAGCGGAACACGGCTATCAGCGGGATACCGCCCGGGGGCGGGCTCAGCGGATTGCGTGACTTGGCGACTACTTCGGCCAGGTGGCGGGCCTGGGCTGAGGCGGTATCGCCCTTGATGGGCGGCAGTTCCAGCGGTGGTGGCAGCAGGCCCAGGCGTAGCCGGCGGTTATGCTCGGCAATGCTGCCGATCAGGCGGGCGCGCTCGTTCTCGACGGCGGTGGCGTGGGCCGTGGCGTAGTCGATCAGGGCCTCGTCGTCCTGGGTGCAGTTGAACCCGCCGATAACCAGGGACCGCTCGACGTAGGCGAGCCATTCGCTGGCGGCCTGGATGCCCTCGATGGTGGTATTGCCGCGGTTGCGGATGGCGGCCACGGCCTTTTTCAGGTCGGCCGCGATGGGGGCGAAGCGGTTATAGATGCGCTGGGGATCGACCAGGCCTTCGGCGTTTCGCTTCAGCCAGCGGTTGCCGGCGGCATTGCCGTAGCGCTTGGCGACGTGCACGAAGCCGGCGGCGAGATCCTCGGCCCAGACGGTGACGCCATCGAAAAACGCCTGACGCCAGCGGTGGCATTCAGGTGTGCCGAACTGCAGGGATACCGAGAGCCTCGTCATCAGAGCGTTCCTGGGGCCGTGGCTTGCTGCTCGGGGGCGTCCTGCAGGATGCCCTCGATCTGAAGCAGCACCATGCCCAGCTTGTGGGCTTCGTCTTCCAGCAGCTGGGCGTATTCGGTCTTGCCGTCATGCCTCATCTTCGCGGCCAGCTCGTCCAGCTCGATGCGACCTTCCCAGAGCGCGTTCATCGTTTTCTGTTGGGTAACCATTACGCGACCCCTCTTTCGATCAGGCCGAGCCAGTGCAGGGCGGCCTTGGTGTTGCCCTCGGCGATGGCCTGGCGGGCGTGGGCGGCGAGTTCGCGGCTTGGGTGGGGCTTGTCGCCTTCCAGGCGGTCGCGAAGGCGGGCGGCGTATTGGCTCATGCGGTGCACGGCGGCGCGGATGCTGTCGCGGTTGAACTTGGGCATCTGCTCCAGGGCGGTGAGGCATTCACGCGGGTCGATCTTGGCGCTGGCGAGCAGGGCCTTACGCTCGCCGGTGGCCAGTTCTGACCAGAGGGCCGCCAGGTCGCGGTCTGCACAGCGGTCGTGCAGCTCGGCGCGGAGGGCGCCCCAGTCGCCGCGGTCGGGTTGGACGGCGGGCGGCTGGTGAGTTGTCGGCAGTTGATGGACTTGGGCTGACATGGGCACCCCCTGGCGTGGCTGTTGGGTTGTGGCGAGTGGTACGGCGGTTCAGTGCTCGAGGACGACGGGGCGACGTGTCTCGCGGTCGACGACGACGGCGCGACCTTCGGTACGGGCCTGCTCGAGCAGGCGCACCAGATCGGTGACGGTGAACACGGCGGGGCGGCCGCCCTCGGTGCGCAGTACCACGACGCTGGAGGTCGAGGCGTTGATGTCGATACGGGCCACCTGGTTGGTGCTCTCGATATCGGCATAGGCCTGAATGGCGGCCAGCTCGGCGGCGGCCTCGGGCATGTCGTGATTGACGACGAGGAACTCGATGCAGTTGGCCAGGGCGTTGACGCGGTTCTCCCAGCGGTCGCGGAATAGCTGGGCGGTGGCCAGGTTGTAGGCGTCGAGCTGGGGGGCGTGGGCGCTGCGGTTACGCAGTTGAGTGACGATTCCCATGGTGGTGGTTCTCCTGATGTTGGGTTAGCTGTGCTGGGCGGTGAGTTGCTCGAGTAGCACGCGGCGGCTGGCAGGCTCGATGGGGATACGAACGGCGGCGTTGGGCTTACGGCTGGGCGCCGTGGTGGTGGCGAACTCGATATGCAGCTTCCCGGCCCAGCCACAGTCGGGATTGATGCACTGGGCATAGACTTCGTAGAACACCGGCGCCGGGCGCTTGCTGGTACGGGTAATGGCGCGATCGGCGCAGTGTGGGCAGCTGATTTTCACCGGCCTCTGCCTCCTGAATTGTTGATGGTGTAAAGCGCTCGGCCTCGGCCGGTGAGCCCCGCGGCGCCCTTGCGCAGGCGGCGGCGGAGTAACCACTCGGCGGCCTGTTCACGGCTCTCCAAGCCTTGCTGCTGGCAGATCTCGTCGAGCTTGGCTGTCGTGTGCTCATCGAGTTCGAGGGATTGCTCCGGCATGGGGGGCCTCGTTTTGCACGGTGGAAAGACGGTGTATGTACGGCTTCTTTCAGGAGTCCCGAGCGGGCATCGTGGAAACCGAGGCCACCGGATCGAGGCCCAGCGTTTCCTGGGCTTCCTTCATCATCATCTGGCGCATGACCTCGGCCTTTGAGACGCCCAGGTAGTTGGCCAGCGCGGTGATGATGGCGTCCTCGTACTCGTCCAGATAAACGGTGGCCTTGTTAGTGCGAACACGTTTGGGGTCCTGGTACATGGCAAATGTCCTTCAGCAGTGGTCAGGCAACGGTTCAGCTAGCAGCCAGGGTGTCGTCTTCGTACCCCTGGATACCGCGAAGCATGAGCATGCGCAGGGTGGCCGAGAGGCTACGCATCTCGGTCTGGGCGATGGCTTCAAGTTGCTTGCGTTCCTGGGGGGTGATCTGGGTCATCACCTGTTTGCTGCAGCCGTTGGGGCTGCGCGAATAAGTGGTGCCAGGGTTACGAATGGTTTCCATGGTGCTCATGGGTTAGGCTTCCTTTGTGGAGTTCTAAGCATCAAAAAAGAGCAAGGAGTTCAGGGATGTCTGAGTCGAAAACGCATGATCCGGTTAATCTTCCTGATCACGCGGCACACGAGGCTGTGTTGGAGCTGTGCCGCGCCGGGGCCTTCGGCTTCGGCCCCGAGGCGCAGGCTATGGGTGCAGCCGACGGCGAAGCGCTGGGCAAGTCGGTCAGTGCGGCGCATCAGGCGATTGCCGATTACTATCGAACTCTGCGGCAGCGCTGAGCACGAACAGGCCATCGCGCAGAGCAGTGGCGATCTCGACGGCACGCTGCTGAAGTGCTTCGCCGCTGATGCCCTGTTTGGCCAGGTCGGTCATGGACTCGACCAGGGCCTGACGAGCCATCAGGTGATCGCGAGGATCGAGGACGTTTGCGCTATAAGGACCTGTTTGTGTCGGTTTGGGCTGATTCATGTGGCGATCCCTTAACGTATGAGGTGCCTAGATGGCTGATAAAGAAGACTTCGCGGTGCCAGTGCTGGTGGATGTGCCATTCACGCTGGAGTACGACGAAGCGACCGGCCTGGCTCACCTGACGGGCCCGATGATTGAGCAGCAGGGCGTGCCAATAGGGTTTCGGGTGACCTTGACGCCGGCAGCACAACTAAAGCTTCGGGAAGCGCTTGAGCATGTGGAGCGCGAAGCCGCCATGCCGCCATCAGCTCATCGAAGAGCGGATCGCCTGCAGTGACGGCAAAGCACGGTGTTTGCTGAAGGCTGGGCCTGGTCATGGTTGGCTCCTTCGTTTCCTTGTGCACGTTTGTGCATTTGTGGGTAAACATAATGCGCAAACGTGCGCATGTCAAAGGCTTGAGGTATTGAAGTGCGCTCATGTGACCGTTTAAAAGCAGAGAGACTAAGACTTTCTCTTTCTCAAGAAGAGCTTGCGAAGCTTGGGCGTGTGTCCAGACGTGCACAGGCCAGCTATGAAAGTGGTGAAAGAAGCCCCAGAGGGGAATATCTTGAGTCCATTGCTCTGGGAGGCGTGGACGTGGGCTACGTGCTGACCGGCCAACATAGTGCCGAGCCGAGCGTTTCCGCCCAGCGCGTTGCCGATGGCGCGCCAGTGGCAGCGACCTACGGCCCTGGGCCGGGGCTTGCCGAGGTCAAGCTCTACGATGTGGAGGGTGCGGCGGGCGCGGGCCGGTCCCTCGAGGGCGAGAGGGTCGAGGGCGTGATCCATTTCCCGGAGGCGGAGCTGGCCGCCCTGGGCGTATCTGCCGAGCGGGTAGCCGGCGTGAAGGTGCGCGGCGATTCGATGGAAAGCACCTTGGCCGATGGCGATTGGGTGCTGGTCGACCTAGGCAGCCGCGATATCCGGCAGGAAGGGGTATTTCTGCTGACCGTGAGCGGCGAGCGACGCATCAAGCGGGTGCAGCGCCTGGCCGGTGGCGCGCTGTTCCTGATCAGTGATAACGAGCACTACCAGCCCGAGATGATCACGCCGCAGCAGATGGGGGAGGTGGAGATTCTGGGGCGGTGTGAGGTGCGGATTGGCAGGATTTCGTAGCAGATTACTGTACCGGTGACAACCATTAAACGCAATTTAAGAAAAAGAACGCAGACAGTTTTATTTGTTCTGGGGCTCTGTTGAATGATCGATTTTATTGTTGCTTTAATTCCATTGATCGTTGCCATTATCACGGTAATTTTTCTTAGTCGTCAAATTTGGCTTTACTTATTAAAGGACGTTATATCAGAAAAAATCACTGAGATACAGGCTACTAAAAAACGTGTAAGAAGCTTGGCTTCATCAAGCTTAATTGATTTTAAAGATGAGATTGATAAGAGCGGGTTGGAGCTAGTTCAGCAGGCTGACTTGGATGCTGTAAAATCCAGTTTTTCAGAGATATATGATGTATCGCTACATTCTTCCAAGCCGCTTGCAACAGTAGCATTTCTTGCTAGGTTTACTTTTTCCAATATTCATTTTGAAGATATAGAAACGTTTGATAATATGACGGAAGAAGGTGGTAGCTGGTCATTAGGATTGTTGCGAAGGGATTACTACAAAAAAGCCGCTTCTGCTTTGGCTTTGATAGAATCAAAGGCAATCCGCTCGATTGAAATGCCTAAAGGCATATCTGTATCAAACTCCATTTATCTTCCCTCTAGATTTCAAAAATTTTTTTCTGGTGAAGGGGTTAAGTATATCAAGGGGATGGAGCAAGGGGCTGAAATACGCACAGCGGACGTGAATATTGCAGAGTTTTTCTTCCATGTTGTTGGATATTCTTCATCTGAGATTGAAACTATTTTTTCGTGCAGATTTTTCCAGATCATGAGAGAGAATTGGCTGTTCATACCTTACCTGGTTGAAAATCAAGTCTACTGCCCTTTAGAGTTTGAGTTTCCCAGTTCGAGTAATGTTTCTAGAAAAGTACATTTGGTCGCGTTGGGTTTCCACAGAGCCCTTATTGGAGAGGGGTGTTATATAAAAATTGTTTTCTGTAATTTGAGTTTAAACATGAGGTTCTTTCAAGGCATCAATGAAGAGGTTGTAAAAGGCCGGCTGGAAGAGGTTCTTGGCTCTAAGCCAAATAAGGTTGCATTTCATAATCGGCTTGAGGCTTTTGAAGTTGAGTACGATGCTTCTGTGCTGACGAATTTGTATTATCAAAATAGGTATAAAATGGTGAGCAGCTATCTTGTAAGTGATAATAATCTCTCTTTTGCTAAGCGTTTGAAGGTTTTTTCAGGGTTGTTGGTTAGGAAAAAGGCGAAAGACAAAGACTTGCCTTGATTAGTTAGACTGATAGTTTGCTTCTTGGATGATTAGTAATCCTTAATTGAGTTCATGTTATGTGCGGCCGCTTCGCTTCTTTCAACGCCTACCCCAAGCTAGCCCGGCGGGTAGGCGTTGTAGTGGCCGAGGAAGGGCCACCCCCTCGCTACAACATCCCGCCGGGCACTTGGATCACCGGGTTTCGGCAGGTCGCTCATGATGCGCCACCCGAGCAGCTCGAGCTGTGGTGGGGCTACCGGCCGAAGTGGGCCAAGGGCAAAGCCGCACAGCCGATCAATGCCCGGGCCGAGACGGTGGCCACCAGCGGCTATTTCAAGCACGCCTTCGCGCGACAGCGCTGCCTTATTCCTGCCGATGGCTGGTTCGAGTGGTTGGCCACCGATACCGGCAAGCAACCGCACTATATTACCCGCACCGACCGCGAGCCGATGGCTTTCGCAGGGATCTACGCCGAGCGCGAGGATGGCAGCCTGGGCTGCGCGATACTGACCGAGCCGGCCCGCGGCAGCGCTGTCGAGGTTCATGACCGCATGCCGCTGATCCTGGACGACGCCAGCCTTGAGCCGTGGCTCGATCCTGACCTTACGGACCGCGAGACGATCCGCCAGGTAGTGAGTCACCTGGACGCGGGGCTGATTGAGCATTGGCCGGTGGGCCGCGCGGTGAACCGGCCTGGGAATGAGGATGATGCAGGGTTGATCAATTCAGCATAGCATCCAGCTTAATGTTTATTCGCCATCGCCGATATAGATCAAGCATTCACACGGAATGCTTACTGACCAAGGAGAAAGCAATGAAATTTCTGGAGTCTTTTCAATTTGTTAACAAAAAATTCTCGTTCGCATGTGAGAATTGCGGGGATAACTGTGGCGGCTTTTGTGACGATTGTGGGCTGACCAAATGCCGGTGTATGTGCTGAGAGAGCTCGGCTCCTAACGGTGTTGCCTCGGCTTGTGGCCGAGGCTCCCATACTCTTTCCCGATGATAACAATCGTTCCTCTCTGTGATCCCTATACAGTGAATTCATGTATCACTGAGCGCACCACGCCCCACACCTGGCACTCGAGATCATTCAGCGGAATCGGCACGTAGCGTGGGTTGCCCGAACAGAGAAATGGTTGCCCTTCACGCATCTCGTAGCGCTTCACGGTGATCTCGCCTTCCACCATGGCCACCAGAATGTGGCCGGGACGAGGATCGATTGAGCGATCCACCAGCAGCAGGTCGCCTTCATGGATGCCAAGGCGATCCATGCTGTCGCCTGTCACCGTCATAAAGAACGTGGCCGATGGTTTCTTGACCAAGCGCTCGTTGAGGTCGAGCGTGCGGCCTTCGTAATCCTGAGCAGGTGAAGGGAAGCCGGAAATGCCTGCACGCCCCAGGGCCAGAGGGTACGGTAGCTCAAGGGATGGTGGGGCTGGGTGTGCAGCAATGATCGCGTCATGTGGCATGGCTGGGTCTCCTCTCGAAAGCTGGTTCTTTATACAGTATTCTCGGCTCAGATGGCCACAGGCAAACGCTAATGGAGCTCAGGCCGCTCAACTAAAAGAACGAGTCGATATGAGGCAGGGGCATGCGCGTGAATTATCTGGGCCCGCTGATTGCGGGTATGCATCCAGCGATGGAGGGGCTCAACCTCAAGCAGTTCAGGGCAAGCTGCTACCTAGTGGAGGTGAGCGACGAGGCGGGCGTGAATGGCCCGATCATGGAAGGCGACTTGCTGGTCGTGGACGAGGCCCGGAAGGTGGGCCATGCCGATCTGGTGGTGGCTGAGCTGGAAGGCGAACAGCGGCTTTTCCGAACACACCGGATCGGTGGCGCCTATCGGTTACTACCCACCGCGGGTCCGCGGCAATCAGTCATCGCTCGGGTGTCGGATTTGCGCGGTGTCGTGGTCAGCCAGACGCGTCGGTATGGGGTTTGAGTAGTCAATTTCTTACAGGGGTTGCAGAGATCTTCCATACCCGTGATGCCGGCTATCAGATAAGGTGAATTCGATGCTTCGCTACCGACCGGATTGCCCCCGGTCGCCAGGGATGAAGAGAGGCGTCATATCAAAGCCCCCGCTGATGGATTAGCGGGGGCTTTTTCATGGCTGGGTGGTGGAGCCGTGGCAGTCCCGGTAATGCAGTCAATGACTTACATGGGGTGAGTGCAATGATTGCCAGTAGCGGCATGATGGCGAGAAATTTCAGATATGACTTTTAAATTTATGGCTACACTATGATTAGTGAAAATACATGCTGCGGCTTATGATAAAAACGGACAAAAGTATGAGATATCCAATCTTGTTATTTTCGATTTCCATATTTTGTAATTCTTTAGCTATGGCTGAAGAAGAAAATGTTCAAGCCTCTGAAGGAGGGGCTGATGAAAGTGAAGAGTTGAGTGCTGCAGCTGAAAGAATAATTGATTTGATGGAAGAGGAAAGTGCTAGATACGATCTTCCAATGTTGGAGCCAGCTCCAGTGGGTCTAATGGAACCAGCTCAAGTGAGTGATATGGAATCAGCATATCCATATTACTCAGAAGGTTTAGTTGATTACAACACTGCTACTGGTGATCCATGTGCTAATAAAGCTATTGCAGAACTGGATATATGTGAGGGTTGGGAGCCTGAACAAGAATAACAGGAGGTAGAGACATGTGTTGGCTTGAGAAATATGTGTTGTCTAAGTCTGCAGAGTGGGTTGGTGCACTTTCCTTGTCAATAGGTTTGGTTATTGCAGTAGTTCAATACAGCAATTACAAAGATGAAGTGAGCGCAAATAGAAGTTTTGAGATAGTTAGTGAATTAAACTCTGAAAGATCTTGGGAGCATAGAGCTAACCTATCACCTATTCGAATTGATATGCAGTTATTGCTTATGGAATATTTAAGCTCTGAAGAAGTCGAAGAAAACGGGGCCGAAAAGGATGCTAATCAATTCTACCATTACATGGTGAATGATATCGCTTCCGCACCCAGTGTGTATATTTCAATTGATAATGCTTTTTCTTTATACCATAAAGCTTCTGAATGTATTAAGGTCGGCCTATGTGATGATAAAGTGATTGGTTCTATGCTTAGGCCTTATGCGAATGCCTTTCTAAAAAGCTGGTACCCCTACGGATGTAGGGATGAAATTCGCTCAGCATGGACAAGTGTTTACCGCAGGTTCGCGGGCGGTGAGTATCGTTGCGATTACCTCGTGGAGACAGGGGAAACTTCTGTATATCACCAATTTTTGAGGTTGAAAATGCTCGATGAGCAATAGTAAAGACAACTTGAGTTAACGCGATAAATTATCATCCTTGTATTTAGGTATTGGATTTCTTACAGGGATTCCAGATATCTTCCATACCGAAGTTAGCCGCGGTCAAATAAGGTGAATTTGATGCTTCGCTACCCGACCGGATCGCCCCCGGTCGCCAGGGATGAAGAGAGGCGTCATATCAAAGCCCCCGCTGATGGATTAGCGGGGGCTTTTTCATGCCTGCTCGCCACGTACCTCCATTTGCACGCTGCTGGTGTAGGCGGTGTCGGTGAGTTCGTGGGTGACTTCGGTGACGAGCCAGCGGGTGGCGTCGATTTCGGCTTTCCAGCCGCGCAGGGTGGCTGGGGTTTCGGGCATCAGGCTGGCGTTGCCTTCGGCGAGGGTGAGGCTGAATTGCGCTTGCCCACGCTGTATGCGCTGCCATTCCGAGCGGGCGGCGGCGAGGGCGTCTTGCTCGCTGGCGTAGGTGGGGCGCAGGCGCTTGGGGTTGTCGTCGCTGCCGGCGATGACTTCGCGCTGCTCGGCTTCGTCGGGGTCGTGCCATACGGCCACGGCGCCGGTGTAGCTGTTGCGGTCGGTGGCGATGTAGCGGTGCTGGTCGCCGTCTTTCCGGGTGAGGGTGATGGCGGGGATCTCGACGCCGCTGGCGGTGATGGCCTGGCCGGCGGTGGTGAAGATCAGGCGGGCGGCCTTTACGGTGGCCACGGCATCGTATCGTTCGGCGAGGCGGGTCAGGAAGTTGAGGTCGCTTTCCTCGGTCTGGTCGATGTGCTCGAGCAGGGCGCCCTTGAAGGTGTCGCCGATGATGGGCTCCAGCTCATGGCGGCCGGCGATGGTGGCGACGATGTCTTCCAGGGTGAGGCCATCCCAGCTTTGGGTCCGCTTGCCGGGGAGGCCTTCGCGCATGTCGGCGCTACGCGCGCGGATGCTCACTTGGTCGGGACTGCCGCTGTGCTCCACTTCATCGACGATGTAGCTGCCACGGTCGACGAGGCCTTCGTCGTGCCAGCCGATGGCCACCGCCAGGGTGGCGCCACGCGGGGGCAGCTCGAGGAGGGCGTCGTCGTCGGTGAGGGTGATATCGAGCTGGTCGGCTTCCATGCCGCGGCGGTCGGTCAGGCGCAGGCTGATCAGCCTGGCGCGTAGCTCAGGGCTGATGGTCTTGCCCTGCAGGGTGATGCGGTAATCGGGCCGGCGGCTCATGCGAAGGCCCCGCGGACCAGGCGCATGGCGGTGGCGTCGAGCACGCCGAGGCGGTCGCGCCGGTCGTCGTCGATACGCTGCAGGGTGATGTCGAACTCGATCTGGCTGGCGGCGCCGTCGCGGAAAAAGCGGCTCTTGCGCTCGTTCAGGTTCTCGATCACGTAGATGCCGTAGTTGCGGCCGGTCCCCTCGATCAGCGGCCAGGCCTTTCCTTCGTTGGCCATGCGGCGCAGCTCGTCGAGGTTGCTTTGTCCGCCGGTGAATTCCGGCAGCAGGGTACCCGTCAGGGTGATGGTGTCCTCACCGGGGCCGAGGAACTGCCGGGAGGGGCGGGCCCCTACCCGGCTCTGGCTGGCGTGGCGCCAGTTGGTTTGGCGCTGCAGCTCCTGGTAGGCGGCGGTACCGAGGCCGAACACGAACAGTCCATAGGCCATCATCATGGGTGTGGTCCTCAATCGGTGTCGTAAAGGGCGCTGCGCTGGCGGGCGGCCATGCGGCGTTCCGCGGCTTGCAGGGCGTGCTGTACGCGGGCATCGACCATTCTGGCCAGGGCTTGCTCGTCCATGCCTGGCGCGGCGTGGATCTCGATGTTGATGCCGCCTTGAATGACCAGGCCGCCACCGCCGCCGGCGGCCATGGGCGGCCGGTGATCGATCGCCACGCCACCACCGCCGCCGGACCCGGCAACGGCAACGGCAACGCTGGCGGCGGCGCCCAGGGCGAGCCCGGCACCGGCCTGCTGCAGGCGGCGGGTGAAGGCGCTGACTTCCTTGAGGGGGCCGCGCTCGCTGCGTTCTAGACCCTGCTCATAGCCCTGCATGGTGTTGTCGCCCAGCGTGGCAAACACGCGGGAGGGCGAGTTGATGCCCAGGCGGTCGGCGAACCAGCCGCGCACGGCGCTGGCGGTGTCGCCGATCTTGTCGCGCAGCACACTCCAGCGCTCGTCGATGCCGTTGACCAGGCCTTCCATTAGGTTGCCGCCGAAGCCGGCAAACACGGTCGATGGCGAGTTGATGCCCAGGCGCTCCTTGAACCAGCCGGTAACGCTGCCGGCCATGTCGCTGATGGTGTCCTTTAGGCTGTCCCACTTGGCGCTGATGCCGCCGAGCAGGCCGTCGACCATGAAGCCGCCGATTTCGCTGAAGCTGCGCGGGACGTCTACGCCCAGAGTGCTGAGCCCGGCGCTGATGCCACGCCACAACAGGCCCAGCGGTGACCAGTCGATCAGTACCTGGCTGATGGTGGCAATGCCGCCATCGAAGGCGGCCTTGATGCCGCCCCAGAGGTCACCGAACCAGGCGCCGGCCGCGCCCCATGCGGTTTGGAAGGTGGCCATAGGCGACCAGGCCACCAGGCCCTTTAGCCAGTCCCACAGCGCGCCGGCGCGCTCCTTGATGCCTTCCCACAGTGCGCGGAACTTGGGCCCGATGGTTTCCCAGTTGCGCCACAGGTAGATGGCCCCGGCGGCAATGGCGGTGATGGCACCGATGACCCAGCCCAGCGGGGTTGCCATGAAGGCGAGCGACAGCGCCTTGATGCCACCGATCAGGCCGGGCAGGGTGCCGGCGAGCATGGCCAGGGCGGCACCGGCCTTGACCAGGCTGATGCCGAACATGACGACGCTGAGAATCAATTTACTGGCGAACAGGCCACCGAGCACGATGGCCAGGTTGTCGAAGCCGCCGACCATATCGGCGGCCCGCTTGATGATATCGCCCAGCACGCCGGCGACGGTGGCGGCGCCCTGGGCGATGTCCTTGAGCACGGGAACCGCGGCCTTGAGGTTTTCGCCGAAGGCGCGGGCGAATTCGCGAACCTTGTCGCTGTTCTCCTGCATCCAGGCGGACAGCTCGCGCATCAGGTCGGCGACGGCAGGCATCAGCTCGGCGCCGATGGTGTGACGCATGCCGTTCATGCCGAGCTGGGCGTCGAGCATGGCGTCCTTGAAGTCCTCTGCCCCGCGGGCGGCTTCCTCACTGAGCACACCGCCTGCCAGGTGGGCTTGTCGGGCGTAGTCGGAGAGGCCTTCGCCGCCGTCCTGCAGCATGTTGAGCAGATCGGCACCACTGTTGCCGAACAGCTGGCTGGCAAAGGCGGCCCGGTTGGTGTGCCCTTCGACCTCGTTGAGCCGGTCGGCGACCACGCCGAGGGCGCGGTCTGGACTCATGCGGGCGAGATCCTGCGCGGACAGGCCGAGCTCTTCATAGGCTTTCTTGGCGGCACCGCTGCCTTGGGCGGCGAGGCCGACGCGGCGCGTGAAGCGCTGCATGCTGCCGTCGAGGGTTCCGGTATCGACCCCGGCGCGCTCGGCGGCGTAGCGCAGTTCCTGCAGCTCGGTGGTGCCGATGCCGATGGCGTCGGCGGTCTTGGCGACATCATCGCCGAGGGTGGCGGTGCTGTTGGCCAGGCCGAAGATGGAGCCGGCGGCGAGGGTGGCGCCGATGGTGAGGTTGCGGGTGAAGCGCCGGGCTTCGCCGGTCATGTTGCGGAAACGGCCGCTGACGTCGGCCTCACCGAGGCGACGAAGGGCGGTTTGCTGGCGTTCGAGCCGGCGGTTGGTGATCTCGATCTGTCGGGCAAGGGCGGCATTCTGCTCTTCGAAGCCCTTGGTGCCCCGGGTGCCTGCAGGCAGCTCGCGGGCGAGCTCGCGGACGCTGTTGCGCTGGGTGCGGTATTCGTTGCTGAGCTTGTCGACTTCACGCTGGGCGTTCTTCTGCTGCTGGGTCAGCCTTCGGGTGGGGCCGCTGGTGCTCTCCAGCTGGCGGCTGATCTGGCGCAGCTCTTCGCGCTTGTCCATCAGGGCGCGGCGGGTGGCGTGGCTCTGTCGCGACATGTCGCGGAAGCCCTGCAGGCGCTTCTGCTGGTCGTTGAGGTTGCGCAGTTCGGCGCGGGTTTCACGCATGGCGCGGCCGGCACCCTGGCTGCCGCTGAGGATCTGCCGTAGCGGCCCGGTGGCCTTGTTTATCGCGCTGAGTGTGACGCTCAGGTTGAGGTCTCTGGCCATCGGGCGGGCTTCCTATCGCTTGGGCTTGGCTTCGTGCCGCTGGCGGGCGCGTTCGCGCCAGTCCATCAGTTCATCGAGTGGCATGGGGTCCATGTCGCTGGGCCCCCAGTGGAACACCATGGCGATATCCGCCATGGCGTCATCGACGTAGGCGGGCAGCGCTAGTCGTCGGTCTGTTCCGCCCGCTTGCCCAGCAAAAAACGGCTCACCTTGCTGCCCAGCTGCACCAGGTCGGCGGGGTCGAGCTTGCGCAACTCTGCCTCGGTCAGTGCCGGCTCGGTGATGCGTGGCAACACCTTCTGCAGGCTCTGGGTATCCATGCTGAGCAGATCGACCAGGGCCACGCCGCGCAGGGCGCCAGACAGCGGCTTGCGGACGGTCACTTCGGTAACGGCCTTGCTGCCGCGCTGGATGGGCGTGTCGAGCGTGACGGTTTCGGTGGGGATGGCGGGCAGTTCGGCGGCCGGGGCTTCGACCTGCTCGGCGGCTTGGGCTTTCTCGGACATGGTTCTCTCCTGGGGAAATCAGGCCGCCGGGGCGGCCGGGTAGCTGGCTGGTTGGGTTACAGGCCGAGGGCCTGGCGGCGCTGGGCGTAGCGGTCTTCACCGCGCACGCGGAAGACGAAGCCGGGCACGTCGCGTTCGATGATTTCCTGGCCGTCGACGCTGAGCTTGAAATAGCTGAGCGTGGTGGTGACGCTGATCTGGTTGTTGTCGCCCTTGCTGGCGTCGCCCAGGGCAATGGTCTTGTGGCGGCCGCGCATGACGATCTCCACCGGCACCACTTCGCCGGTTTCGTCGCTTTCATAGCTGCCGGTCATGCGCAGGAGGGCGGCGTCGTGGATCGGTGAGCCGAAGGTGTCGAAGATCTCGACGATCATGCCGCCGGCGGTCCATTCGAACTCTTGCAGGGCGCCGCCCTGGTCCACTTCGATGGGGCCATCCATGCCGCCGCCTTCGTACTCGACCATGCGGCGGGCCATTTCCGGCAGGGTCAGTTCTGGGATCATGCCCTGCCAGTTGTTGCCGTCGCCGAACAGGTTGAAGTCTTTGAGGATCTTGGGAAGCATCTCTATCTCCTAATCAGGTTCCCGAAGCCGAACCGGCTATCAGGCGGCGGCGACGCGGTCGGCGAAGTCGACGAGGTAACGGTCGGTGATGCGCTGTTGGAAGTTGAGGTTCTCCAGGGGCGGCACCGGGGTGTAGTCGTAGTCGATGTAGAGCTTGCCGCTCTTCAGGACCTCTTCACTGTTCATCTCGGGATCGAACCAGGCGGACCCGCCGAGCAGCCGGCCCTGCCGGATCCACTCGCGGAACTTGGCGTTCACGCCTTCGATCAGGTCTTTCACCAAGGTCGGGTGCATGGGCATGTCGATGGCCCAGAGGTGGGCCTCGGCCATGGTGTCGGCGATGATCTGGGCGGTGCGGGTGTAGTTCTCGAAGGCGAACAGCGGGTCTTCGCTGCAGGTGCGCGAGCCCCAGAAGCGGAAGCCGCTCTTGTTGATCAGCGTGGTGACGTCGGCGGCGTTGAGGTATCCGGCGTCGGTGTCGGGGTCCTGCAGATCCCAGAACACGTCTTTGCTGATGCCGGACACGGCGTTGACCGGCTGGTTGGATAGGGTCTTGTGCCAACCGAATTCGCTATCCAGCCGAGCGCGATGGCCCAGGGCCTTGGCCACGGCGGAGAGGTCGCGGGTTTCCTCGGCGACGACGTCGAAGTTGGTCCAGTCGGGCCAGATGACCATCACCTCGCGGGCTCCGAAATTCTCCCGGTACATCGCGGCCTCTTCCTTGGTCGCGCAGCCGAAGGCGCTGGCGTAGACGAAGGCGCGGAGCTTCTTGGCGATGGCGATCAGCTCGGCGGTGGCGTCTTCGGTGTCGAGGTCCGGCACGCCGAGGATGCGCGGCTTGACGCCGAATTTCTGTTCAGCAGTGAGCAGCGCCTGCATGCCGGTTTTCTTGCCGGTTTCGGCATCGACACCGCCGATGATGTTGGCGGTGGTTTCGGCGTCGTCGAGGCCTTCCTCGACGCGTATGACCACGGTCATGGCGCGGGTCTCGGCGACGATGGCGCGTAGCGCACGGCCCAGGGTGCCGGTTGCGCCGGCATCGCCGATGGCGCTGTACAGATCGGTGATGAGTACCGGGGTGTTCAGCGGGAAGCGGGTTTCGTCGGCCTCGGGACCGGTGGCCACCAGGCCGATTACGGCGCTGCTGACGGTGCGAATGGGGCGGGTGCCTTCGTTGATCTCGCTAACTCGGGCGCCGTGGTGATAATCGGGCATGGTGGTGCTCCAGGCGGTGATGGGCGGCAAAGCAGATGCAATGCCGCCATGCTTGCCTGTGCAGGCGTGAAGCTCTAGCGGTTGGGGTTGTGGATGGTGAGACTACAACCCTGGTTGGTATGGAGTGCCTTTACTTCAAGAAGCAATGAAATCCTGGTGCAGGTTCATGGTCCTCAAGCTGCATAAGCAAGCCACTATCAGGTCAAAGATACGTGCCGAGATCAGACAGCACTTCCAATCATTGATAGCGAGCTGACCTGTCAGTATGGTGTGTCAGACTCGACCATTCGCCGTTGTCGCAATCGCGAAGATGCTCATGATCGACACCACACCCGGCACAACATGCTGGCTAAGCTCACCCTCGAGCAGCGTCCTACCTCCCACGAAATCGGCGCCTTGGGATCATGGCTTTACAAGCAGGCTGGCTATGACAACGAAACCTACATCCAGCCCCTCTGGCCCACACCGACGAGAAGATGACCGAGCACTATCAGAAGGAACACCGACGTGATGGGTGCGAGTTGAGGCGTGTCTGAAACTGAAATAGGTTCTGCCTGTATAGGCTGGCAGCTAGGACAACCCGAGGTGTTGTCTGGTCTTGGAAGCTCGTTTTTCTGATTGGGGTTAGAAGGCAGATTTCATCTGGGCCAGCAGTTAAGCGTACCCAATGAAATGGCCTGACATATGACAGCAGCCTGCTAAAATTCCCATGCAGTCGACTCAACCCTCGCAAAACTGAGGCCGTCAACACACGGCAGCACCCTATCAGCGGGCTTTTACAAGCACGTCATTCGCGAGAGAAGAACGCGCGCCGATCAGTGCGCCACCATCATAAGTAAGGTGACTATAATCACGATAAAGGATGGTCCCATCTATCTGAGTTTTGCACACGCCGTCGTCGCAAAGAAATTCGAATACATCCAGTAGTTCGATGTCTGCCAACTCGGCAGCCTCGGCCATCATGTCGAGCGTAGCGCCCCTGTATCTACGATTGGCATCCACTGTTATCGTGCAGTCGGATTGCGGGCCGAGGATAATTTTCCCCCGCGCTCGACGTTCTAAACAGGCGCCAATATTGGAGCCGTCAGCGGGCGGCGGTGCGATAAATACAACCTTCTTGCCGGAGTTGTGCAATTCTATAGCCAGCGATGCAAGCGCATTCGTCACGATATCGGTGGAAACTTCTTGATTTTCATACTCGCCTTCCGCTGTCTGCGTTAGAAGTCGATTGGATTTGCTTAGAGGAGTTTGCATTCTACCAGCTATAACAACGGTCTCTATATCTTCGCTTGCCTTCGCGTAAGCGAGGACATTCGAGTTAAAGCTCATACAGGCTTTCGCATAGTCGAGGTTATAGGGACTGTTTGTAGCCTTCCCGAAGCGGGCAACACGATGAAGCGGGTCACACGCTCCCATCGTGATCTGTTGCATGCCATGTTCCCGAAGTGGCCCCATAAGTGCCGAAGTCCACGCCATGGCGTACGAGTCACCCCACACCAGAACCCTCGGATGATCGGTAGTTTTACAACTGTCCTTGATGGTGAATGGCTCGTCGGTCTTCAGCGAGCACTCAAACGCAAGACCATAGTTGGTCCGGCGGACGTGCTGGTAGTCTGTGCCCGTGGCGGTAACAGCTGCAATTGCTGAAGGAAAAACAGCAATAGCCGCTGAGCACGCTACCGACCCTACAACGAATCTGCGTCGTTTCGCCGAATTGGACTTGCGGAACGGTTCTTCAACGAAGCGGTAGAGAATAATGCTGAGAACAATCGACAATGCAACCACGGCCCAAATTACAGTCTGTGGCGGTTCTTCCAAATAAGCAGCACGAGTGAAAACCAATACTGGCCAATGAACCAGGTACAGTGAATACGAAATGTCGCCGACGCGAGCTATCGCCCTTAAGGGAAGGCTGCTTTCCCAGGCCGAATTGTTGTGGCTGAGAATAATAATTAGCGTCGCTCCGCAGACAAGCAATGCATCTAGGCCGGGATGAGGCAGGCCTGTTGGAAAAAACGGAATTCCGATCAGCAAAGCAACCGCGATAATGCGGGTAACGAACAACCAACGGTTGCCACTGAGTTGTAAATGGACGATAGCCGCCAGTGAACCTAGCCCGAGTTCCCACAAGCGAGTAAGCGGTAGATAGAAGGCTGCATCGGGATATTTTGGTGCAAGGTAAACACTCAATGCGAAGCTGGCAACCACGATTGTCGCCACAACAAAGAACCACAACTTTCTCGGTACAATGAACAACAAGAGCGGCATCACAAAGTAGTATTGTTCTTCGACGGCCAGAGACCAGAAATGTAGAAGTGGCTTGGTCTCTGCTGCCGCTTCGAAGTAGCCAGTTTGGTTCCAGACAACGAAGTTGGCGACAAATAGCAATGACCCAATCACCTGTTCTCTCAGGTCATTTAGCGCGATTTCTGTGAGGACAAATGGTGCACAGATCACGATAAACGCGATAACAACAAATGCTGCAGGTAGCAAGCGCTTCGCCCGCCGGAAGTAGAAATTCAAGAAACTGAAGCTCTCGGTTTTAATCCCATCCCGAATAATGCCGGTTATCAAGAACCCAGAGATGACGAAGAAGATATCTACGCCAAGGTAGCCTGCGAAATCCATTCCGACCAGTTTTGCGTGATAAAACAAGACCAACAGGACAGCAAAACCTCGCAGTGCCTGAATATCCGTCCTCAATTTTGATTTTGGGGCGCCTGCAGGGCTGATATCAGTAGACACAGTTTTCCTCTTCGTACAATCTTTTTTGATCAATTACATACGGAATCAAAATGACGAATTTCCGCGACCGGCATGCCATAGGTAGAATTCGCCGGGCGCGAGAATGGCATGGATAGTTACTTTTTTCAACTCTCTTTCGGTTTGGTGCACCCCGTAGTTACCTGGCGCGCGTGAGCTTTTCGATACTTGGATTACTCGCGAGGCATGACAGGAGTAGCCCGCCGCATTATGGGCTATCCCTTCGTCGAGCACTACACCGCACGCTACCACACCACGCCCTCAATCCCCTCGCGATCTTCGGCCTCTAGCGCTGCATCGATGGCATCCTTCCGGTCCCAGCTGCGCTGATAGATCGATTTGATGTACGTCGAGGCCTCATTGGTCAGATCGATAGCCTGCTGGGGCGTCAGGGTGCGCTTTACGTTGGAGAGCCCGCGGAACTCGAGCACCGCTTCAACGACGCCCTCGGCGTCCAGCTGTCGCGCCTCGATGGCGATGCCGAGAAGATTGGTCTTATCCTGGGGTCGGGTCTGCACCACGTCAGGCTCGCCAGCGATGTCTAAAGGCAGTCCCTCGGCGAAGGCATGATCACGGGCGGCATCGATCTCGCGGCACTTGCGGGCTGCGAGTCCTGAGAGGGGTTCAGGAGGCACTTCGGCCAATGCGTCGGCCGGAGGCTCGGTGCCGAGCTCGCTGATTTCGTGCCGCTCACCGTCTTCACTCCAGTACACATGGCCGCGCCAGTCCGGCACTAGCTCCCATCCTTCTCCATTCCAGCTGGCAGCCTCATGCTCGCTAGTTTCAGGCGGCTCAATGCTGGTTGCTCCGGCAGGCACTCGGGGCGTTTGACGCATAGGATCGCGGGGTGCTTCGCGACCAGCGGGGTCGATTGCAGTTCGGTCGGTGGGGTGAATGTCCCAGATGCGCATAGCGGACTCCTTAGATCTTGGTCAGATATATAACGGCATTGTTGCGTGAGCGGGTTTCGCCATTTGAGCCTGCCGAGGTGCGTGCGTTGGGCGATAGTGACGAATCAAAATCAGCTCGAGCACTACGCGAAGCACCTGTGCTCAGCGTTGAGGCTAAGCCGTCTCCCAATTCGCTGGTTGTTATTGCGCCGGTTCCACCAGAAAAAAATCGATGCGCACTTTGAGCACTGACAGCTGTTAGAGAGCCGGTAATTCGTTGCATTTGGTCAAGCTGATGGCCATCCAGGGAGCGCCCAAAATCGACACCTCGCCCATGGTCCCAACCTCGCTTGAACTCGCCCCGGTCATCGGGGAGGTTGAATGTTGTGGAGCCATCGCCGACACCATAGGTCATGCCGTGCACAGCAAACACACGCCGGTAGTCGGCCCGGCTGATCTCGGCGCCATCATTCTCGACGTACCCCTCGGGTAGCGTCTCCGAGCGCCACTCGATGGTCGCGCCGGGCTTGACGCCGTCCCACTCCATCCAGATATGCGGACGGTTCTGGCTGTCGGTGGGGTCGACGCCCTGCACCTCGCCGACCTGGTCGCGGTCGTAGAACTCATAGAACTGTCCATCGCTGCCGCGAGTGATCTCACCGGTGGTGTAGGCGCGATCAGCATCGAAGCTAGCGAACTGATACGCCCCGGCTTCGACGGCTTGGTCGATGGCGGCCTTGATGCCGGCCGGGTGAGTTGCGCGGTCGGTGCGGGTGCCGTCGCGGGTCTGCTGGCTGGTGGCGAGCTGGAGCATGCCCTGCTCGTTGGTGGTGCCGGCAGGGTGGTTGCGGCTTTCCTCGTGGGCTTCGCGCAGGTCATCGACGTACTTGCGAGTAGCGAGCACTACGCTGGGATCGATCTTAAGCTCGACGTTGGCGGTGTTGCTGAGGATGAGGTGCATGCGCACCACTTGGTTGCGGCCGCTGCCCTGGGCGAGCAGGGGCTTATAGCTGGGAGCGCAGTTGGCGACCGCGACGAAGTCGCCGTCTTCGTCCTCGAGGCCGAGTTCACGGATCCACCAGCCGCCGATGTTGGGGGGCAGCACGAGCTCGGCGACGAGAATCGCGGGATTGTCGGGGTCGACAAAGAGCTGGTTGATGGCGGCCCGGTGCACCTGGTTGATCAGCTGAGTCTGGTCGTGCTGGGGTACCGGGTCGGCGCCGTTGGCGTCGCCCAGCAGCATGTGGGTGAGCTTCCAGGGGATCTCAAGGGAGTTGGCGTTGCTTTGCTTGGCCTCGCCGATCTGGGTGAGGAAGCCGCCGAAGGTGGAGTTTTCGTCAATCATAAGGGTAGACGTCCAGTGTGTCGGTGGTGGTGAGGGCCAAGGCGTGCCCAATGTGGCAGGCGACGTTGATGTCGGGGGTGTCCCAGGGCAGCACGTCGAGCTCGTCGCCGTCGTTGATGGCGACGCCGACGTAGGTGGTGAGGTCGCTGCTGAGCGTGATGTCGAGGCCAGTGATGTGCCGGGTGAGTGGCTTTGCGTCGTCGATCAACCGCTCGAGCTCGAGGAACATGGCCTCGGTGATGCCGGTGTCGAGCACGCCGATACGCAGGGCAAAGGTGCCGGGTGAGGCCATCGGGTCCTGTTGCCACCATTCGGTGACCTCGAGCAGGTAGCCGAGCGGTTCGACGACGCGGCGAAGGGCGGCGATGGTGCCTTTCTTGCGGTGCACGAAGAAGCTGGTCGCGATGACTTCGCGCTTTGCAGCGGTGCTCCATGCCGGGTCCCAGCGGTCGACGCTGAATGCCCAGGCGAGATAGGGCAGCAACGGGGCGGGGCAGGTGTAGGGGTTCCAGAGTTGGCGCAGCAGCACCGGCACGCGCTGTATCTCGGCCAGGGCCTCGGCGGCGGCGCGCTCGAGGGGTGTGCCGTTGGGTGGCAGCAGGGGCTTATTATTCATCGCTGCCCCCGATCACCAGGCTGGTAGCGGTGCAGTGGGCGGCCTGGGTTTCGTCGAGCACGACGTCAGCGGTCGGCGAGGCCAACTCGACCCGCTGCACGCCCTCCACGTGCAGGGCGGCATGAATGGCCGAGATGCGAATGTCCCGGCCTAGCCGTCGCTGCTGGCTCTTGTAGCGGTCCAGCGATGCGGCGGCGGCTTCGAGGATCGGCTCCTGCTCGGGGCCGGGGTAGACGTAGAGCACGGCGTCGATCTCGTAATCGACGATGGTGGCGGATTGCACGGTGAGCCGGTCGGCCACGGGGCGAATGTCTTCCGCCGATAGCGCCGTGTCGACGATGTCGATCAACTCCTGATCGGCGGCGCCATTGCCTTCGGTGCTGAGCAGGGTTACCAGCGCTTCGGCCGGGGCCGGGCTGATGGCGGTGGCATCGGCAACCCGGCCGTCGGCACTACGGGCGTGGAACTCATAGGCGCCCCGGGGGCCTGCGACGCTGAGGCCTTCCCAGGCCTGCTGGGCGCGCAGTCGGAGATCTTCGTTGCTCTCGTAGGTGGGCGGTACCGGGGGCATGGCGTCGGGGTCGCCCGGGTCGATCATGAGGCGCTCGACCTCGAAGTTGGCCACCAGGTTCTCGAGGTCTTCATCCCGGCTGTGGGCGAGCATGACGGCGCGGGCGGCTTCGTTGACGCGCTGACGCCAGTGCAGCTCACGGTAGGCGTTCTCCTGCAGCAGCTTGGTGAGCGGTTCGCTTTCCAGCTCGAGGGTGGCCTCGATCTCGTCGCGCTGGCTGGCGTTGACCAGGTCGAGCAGGCGCGCTTTCCGCTCGGCGTAGATGGTTTCGAAGTCGAGGTTTTCGACGACCGTCGGCGCGGGCAGCTGGGAGAGGTCTATGGTTCCGCTCATGTGATGGGTACCTCGAACTGCAGGGGCTGAGCCTCTCCATTGCCCCCGCGGGTCTCGCCTTCAATTTCGAGCGTGGCGCGGCCCGGCTGGGTGGTGCTGACCTGGCGACGAATGGCGGTGACGTTGATGCGCGGCTCCCAGCGCATCAGGGCGATAACGGCGGCGGCGTAGGCTTGCAGGAGGGTGGCGTCGTTGAGCGGGGTGTCGATCAGCTCGAACAGCATCGAGCCGTAGTCGCGGCGCATGACGCGGGTGCCGATGGGCGTGGTGAGGATGTCGCTCACGCTCTGGCGGATATGGTCGAGGCCGTCGAGGGATCGGCCGCTGTGGGCGTTCATGCCTGGCATCTACTCGACTCCATAGGTGCCGGCGGAGCTACCGCCGGAAACGGGGACTTCGGCGTTGCTCTGGATCTCGTCGACGACGGCGTTGGCAATCGCTTCGGCCATGCGGTTGACCCATGAGTGCTCGCCGGTGGCGGTTGCGCCCTGGCTCTGCATCTCGCTGACGATGCGGCTCTTGAGCTGCCCTTTACTGAGTGCCATCTATTCGCCCGCCGTGACTGTGCTGGACCCGTCGCCGTGGGCGTTGCCGGTGAAGTGGCAGATGTGCGCCGTGGTAACGACCGGGTTGCCCTGGTTGTGATGAATGCTTTCGGCGTCGATGGTGACGACGCCGGCGGCCTTGATGATCACGTCACCGACACAATCCACGGTGAGGGTGTTGGTGCCGTGGTCGTACTGGACGTGGGTGCCGTCGGGGTACCAGCGGCCGATAACGTTGGGGTCGCTGCTGGGCGCCGGGTGGGCCAGCTGGTTTAGCCCGCTCAGGATGACGGCGGCGGACAGGTCGCCGCCGGGTGACAGCAGGATGACCTGCTCGCCGACGGTGGGCGGGCTCCAGGTGCGGGTGGTGCCGGCTCGCTCTTCGCCCCACTTCAGCCAGCCGGTGAGCAGGCCGCCGGATTTCACGCGCACGCGCACGGCTTCATGGTCCACCTCGGCGACGGTACCGAGGCGGATCAGGTTGTGGATCAGGCGGAGTAGTTCGGCGGCGTTTGTCATGCCGCCATGCTTGCCCTTGCGGGCGCGGGGCTCTAGCGGTTGCGGTTGTGGATCGGCAGGTTACAACGGGCGGCGATCAGGTGAGGTGTTCGATCAGCTTGTCACGAATGTGGGTCTGCTCGGCACGGGTGAGGCCGAGCAGCTCGCGGCGGGGGTAGTTGTGCATCGGCCCGCCGGGTTCGACGCGGTCGCGCAGGCCGTATTGGTGCACGCGGGCGATGCGGGCCACGCGGCCGACGAAACCGATCTGGACGCCGGCGGCTGTGACACGGGCCTTGATGTGCTTGGCGGTGCGCAGCTTGTTGAACATGGCCTTGCGGCGGATGCCGCCGGCCTGGCCGCGCAGGGCGGCACGGGGCTCGTAGCGGGTGCCGTCGGGGTTCTGCTGGGCATTGATGCGTTCGCGCTGGCTGATGCGCAGGTCGCGGCCCAAGTCCCGGGCAAGCTGGCGGCGCTCGCCGGCAGTGAGCTTGGCGATCAGCGGTTGGACCCATGTTTCCAGGGCCTGCAGATCGGGTTCACTCATCGCTTGGCGACTCCCAGGCGCTGGCCTCTTCGAAATCGTCGTCCCCGGGGCCCTTGACGTTGAGCGACCAGGACGTTGCCGGGCATGTCTCTATGGGGTAGGGCGGCATGCGGTGTTCGGCGTTGATGGTGCCGGTGCTGCAGTCCACCAGGGCAATGACGCGCTCTGTGAGGCGCACGGTCAGCGCGAGATCCCAGGCGTTGTTGCTGAGGATCTCGGCTTCCATCCTGACGGCTTCGTCTGGGTCCAGGTCGGGCTGGTAGCGGCTTAGCCACTGCAGCAGGGGAATCATCAGGGTGTCGAGTGAGCCGGCATAGTCGGTGATGACGATCTGAGCATCGACGCGGTATTCGTGGGTGAGGTTCTGGCCCCGGGCAAAGGCGATACCGCCGTCTTGAACGAACGTCAGCAGCTTTTCAGGGCCGCGGCGGAGTTCGGGCACGGCGTCGATCAGGTGTTGGCGCAGCGCTTTGAGCTTGATCATTCGCGGGGCTCCAGGCGGGTTTCGAGGGCGTCGATCAGGCCGTTGTGGCGGGTCGCGCAGCGGTGGTACTGGCTGGCCCAGCTGCTCATGGTCAGCGAGACATCTGCGCCGGTGCCGTCAGTCAGGCTTGGCAGCTCGGTCGGGCAGCGCTGCAGCAGGCTCTGCTGAATCGGGGGCGCGGCCGGCGGCGGCGTCGTTGAGCAGGCGGATAGCGTCATCACCAAGGCAAACATTGCGATACAGCGGTTTCTCGATCTCACGAATGATCCCCCGGTCTATGACCCGCTCTGACGCCTGCAGCTCGGCAAGGCGGGACTCGACGCCGGCGGCGATAGTGGATTCCCGCGCCATGGCGGCATCGATTGCCTGTTGGGCGGTGCGTTCGGCGGTGAGGCGGTGACTGTCCTCGTACCAGCCGCGGGCGGCCCAGCCGCTGGCCAGGGTGCCGGCCAGCATGATGGCGAAAGCGGCGAGGCGGGCCTTGGTCATGCGGCCTCGTCGTAGGTGTCGACGCATACGGCCTCGATCAGCACGTTGCCGATGGCTTCGACCAGGCGCCGGCGGTTGGCGATGTACTTGGCCAGGTCGCTTTTGTTGCTGACGAAAAACTGCTCGACGATGATGCCGCCGCCATCGCGAATGAACCCGAAGCGGCTGTGTTGTCGCGACACGGCGCCATCAGGGCCGCGATTGGCGATTCCCAGGGTTTCGCTAATCGCCTTGCACAGCACTGCCCCGAGTGGGTAATCGTCGGGATGGGACAGCGTTTCTGTGCCCGTGGCGCTGGGATTCGTCGCAGCGTTGCAGTGGAATTCGACGGCAATCTCGTGCGACTTGGCGGCGCCGATGGCTTCGACCAGGGGCAGGTTTTGCCCGGGCTGGCCGTCCTTGTCGAACAGCACCTTGCCGCGCAGGTAGGCGGCGAGCAGGTCGCGGAACTCGAGCACGATGTTGGCCTCGGTGTAGCCGTGGCCGACGGCGCCAGGGTCGGTGTCCGAGTGGCCGGCGGCGATGAACAGCGACCGGACTTGCGTAGCGGCGGGCCTGAGCGGGTGGGGCATGTCAGTGCCTCCGACGTGGGCGATGGCTGAAGATGTGGGCGAGGTTGCCCCGGCAGCGCAGCACCAGGGCGGCCAGGGCGGCGAGCACCAGGGCCAACCACCAGGCCTCTGGCTCGCCGGCGGCGATGATGCGCACGGCGATCCAGGTGCAGGCGGCGACGGCGAGCCAGGCGAGGAAGGCGACGCCGGGCCGGTACCGGCTGCCGTTGCGGCGGAATGTGATGATGCGGGCGATGATCACCAGGGCGGCGATCACGGTCACCAGCTCGGCGATGGTCACTTTTTGCCTCCTAGCCAGGCCTTGAGATCAAGGGTTTTGACGCCCTCAATAACTCTCAGCCCGGCGGTGATGGTCACCGCGGCGGCGACGAATGCCGCCACGGCGCTGTGGTCGATGAGGCTGCCGAGCATCGTGGGCCCGCCCAGGTAGCCGATCCAAAACGAGATGGCGAGATAGGCGAGACGCTCGAACAGGCCGAGATCCTTGGCGCTGATGACGAATAGCGACGCGCCACAGAACGCGCCGATCACGGCGTTGGCGTCGATGCCCGGCAGCATGCCGATCACCAGCGCGGTGAGCGTTGCGGTGCCGGCGGCGGTGGTGGTGCTGGGTTCGGCCATGGTGTTCCTCTGCGTTCTCGTTATGTCCACAGCTGCACGGGTTGGGCGCGGCGTGGTGTTGGCGTGGCTTCCGGGATCCTGACGGCGGTGCCCTGGGGCAGGATCGGGCCAAGCTCGGCGATGCCTGGGTTTAGCTGCAGGGCTTGCTCGGTGACGTCTGCGGTGGCACCAAGCACGCGGTGGCAGATGCTGTCGAGCGTGTCGCCCTGCTGGGCGCGGACGGTGATCGTCATATCAGCTCAACGGTGGTGTGGTTGCGGCCGGTGATCTCCGACACGGCCCAACGGGCGTCGCGGCGGTATTCGTCGGCGGCGCTGGCCTTGGCTTCGCCGCGCTCGTCGCCTTCGCCGGTGGCGGATATCTCGCGGTACCGCTCGAGCAACGTGGCGTGAGCGGTGGCGTAGACGGCGCGCTTGTACAGCAGCGGGTAGACGTTGGGCGGCAGCCAGCTGGGCGGCGCGACGTCGCCGATGGCGTCGGCGCCTTCGTCCATCTGGGCGGTTTGCCAGGCGGACAACTGGCGGTTGATATCGGCCATGGCCACGGCGAGCGCATGGACGGCGCGCTCGCTGGTTACGTTGCTGTCGAGGCGCTCGACAAGGCGGAAGTCGGCGGGGCTGACGGCAGGCCAGAAGCCGTTGTTCTCGATGTCGGCAGCCGGTGGGTCTTCGGTGCCGTATCCGGCGGCGATCAGTGACATGGTGGCCTCTCAAAAACGGGGGTGGGCCGGGCATCGAGCCAGGAGAGAGCTACCGCTCTAGCCCGGCGCCCCCGTGACGTCGGCGTGCGACTCGGTGGCAGCGGTCAGGCCTTGGTGTCGGTGGCCTGGTCGCCTGCGTTCTGTTGCTTCAATTCGCGCTCGAGCTTCTCGATGTCCTTTTTCACGCCAACCCGGTCGTTGAGCTGCAGGGCGCGCTTGAGGTGCTCGATAGCCTCGGCGGGCTGCTCACCCTTGGCGCGATAGGCGTAGCCAAGAGCCTTGTGCAGCTTGGCGCGGATCTGGTCGTGCATGTCGGCGTCGCGGACCAGGGCTTCGGCCTCGGCCAGGTGCATGACGAGCTGGGCAGCGATCTCGGGCAGGTCGGCTTCCTCGGTAGCCTCGAGACTGGCCAGGGCTTCGTCGGCCACTTGCTCGGCTACGATCGATGCCGTATCCCGCTCGAATCGGTCGGGCGTGTCGAGGTTGTGCTGCATCGCATAGCGGGCGATGGCGAGGCCACCGGCGAGGTCGCCGATGTCGAAACGCCAGAGCATGACGGTCATCAGCACTTCGTCTTGAGCGCCGTTGCCGCCCTCGAGCACGCCGGCAACGTAGGCGTCGAACTCGGGCAGCAGCTCGCGCTTTTTCTCGACCTTTGCCTCGATGGACTTGATGTCCTTCAAGGTGCGGCGCGCCTCCCAGAGCGCGGCCGCGAAGATCTCGAATTGCTCGCCGGTCTGGGGCCGGCCGGGCGACACATCACCCGCCGCCAGGGCGGCGGTGATGCGTTGGTAGTGCTTGCGGGCTGGGCTGGACATTCAGCGCTCCTTATTCGGCGAACTCGATGTTCTCGACCAGGCAGCCGAACCCGTAATCCTCGACGACATAGGCGTCATTGCTGGATTCGTAGTTCTCGACCCGCTTGCGCTTGGGGTTGTCGATGATGCTGCGGCGGCGGCTGCCGAGCTGCCAGTACATGGACAGGTTCTGCAGGCTGGTGATGAACACGGTGCCATCGGGCACGAAGGGCGCCCGCACCGCCTGCAGGCCACCGACACGCTTCTGGCTGATGATCAGGTCTAGCGCCCGGGCCTCGGTGGGCGTTTCAGCGTGCTGCTGGATCAGCGGGAAATACTTATCGGCGAGCATCTTGCGGCCCATGATGGCCACCAGGTCGGTGGACTCGCGGAACCAGGGATCGATCATCTCGTTGACGGCGTCGAAGACCAGTGCGTCGAGGTTCTTGTAGTCGCCTGCGGCGCCGACGGTCACCTTGCCGGATGCTGCTACGACTTCGGTCAGCACGCGGGCCGGGGCGTGGGTGCGGTACTTCTGCAACCAACCGATGTTGACGTCCTGCAGCAGCGGGTTCGCGGTGCGGTCGGTTTCGGTGGCGGCTGAGGTGCCGTTGAAGCCGATCATGATGCGGTCGAGCGCCTGCTGGCGAACGATTGCGTTGCGCACGCGGGTTTGGAAGTCCGGGAACTTGGCCCAGGAGTCCATCTTGCCCCAGCCGAGGAAGGTGTCGAACTCGGTGCTGTGGCACTCGTAGGCGTTGTCGCTCAGGGTGCTGAGGTCACGCGGGGCGCGGTCATTCTGGCTGACATCGGTGCGGCCGGCGACAGGCCCGGAAATGCCGAGGCCGAGCTTTTCGCCCTTGAGCTCGTCGACGCCGACGATGTTGATCTGGCCAAGGAACTCGCTGGATTCCTGAATCTTGGATTCCAGGGTCTGCTGAACGCTGGGCGAGACGCTGAACGTCTCGGCGGCGCTGGGCACGGCTGACAGCTGCGCCAGGCGGTCCTTCCAGTTGTTGAAGGCAATACGGGTTTCGTTGCGCATGGTCAGTCCTTAGCAGTCGGTCAGTTCAGCACCGCCGGCGGGGCCGGTGGCAGATGAGCGGTTGGGGGTGTCAGGGGTGGTGTCGAGCTTGGTGCACAGCTCGTCGAGCTTGGTCTTGGTCGCTTCGTGCGCCTGCTGCAGCTCGGCGAAGGCCTCGGCGGTCGGCCGAGCTTCGAGATCGTCGGCCAGGGCGCTATGGCGCTGGACGAACAGCTCGAGGGTCTGCTCGAGCTCGGTGCGGAAGGCGTCGAAGCCGTCGGCGGTCTTGGCGTCGTGCTTTTTGAACAGCGCCTTGACCCGGTCGGCCAGCGTGGGGCCCTTGTCGGCCGGCTCGTCTTCCTGCTCGGTGGAGAAATCGAGCTCTGTCTCGACGGCGGCGGTGAAGAGGTTGCCCGGGCTGCGCTTGCGGTCGGCCAGCGGGCTCTTGTCACCCTGCTGGGCGCTGAACTGCAGCATCTCGGTACCGAGCGATGCCGGCGAGTCGGTGACCGCGAGCCCTTCGAGGTAGGCCTCACCGGTGTCGGCGAACTTGGGGTTCACCTCGATGGAGCTGTAGACCTTCTGCCGCTGGCCGTTGATTTCCTTCAGCCGGTCGGTGGGGTCGATCTGCACGAACAGGGCCAGCTTGCCGTCTTCGACCTCTTCGGCCTTGGCGGCGGTGACATCGCCGAGCGCGGCGAAGGGGCCGTCGTGGTACATGCCGCGCATGTGCTCCATCCAGACCCGGGCGCCGTATTTCTTGGGGTCGTAGTTGGCGGCCATCTGCTGGATCCACTCGCGTGAGATCTCGCGGCCGTCAGTAGTGGCGCCTTGCGTGGCGACGCGGAACCATTTCATAGATTGTCCTCGGGCAGTGTCTGGGCTGACTCGGTTCATGGCGGTTCAATGCGGTCAGGTTCCGCGCCCATGCGCAGCGCCTCAACTTGGGGGCGTTGTAGGACTCTTATCCACAACCGGGGGCACCGGGCGCCCTGCGCGTGCGCGGGTACGCTGGCGGCATGACGACGATGCCCCCCGACCTAATTGATTCCCCCCGCCTGACGGCCCGACACCTGTACTGGCAGGGCTGGCGAGTGGCGCGCATTGCCGAGTTCATCGGCGAGAAACCCGCGACCGTGCACAGCTGGAAACAGCGCGACGACTGGGAGGGCGCGACGCCGACCCAGCGAGTCGAGGGCGCGCTCGAGGCGCGCCTGGTGCAGCTGATCGTCAAGGAGCCCAAGGAGGGGCGGGACTTCAAGGAGATCGACCTGCTCGGCCGGCAGATCGAGCGACTGGCCCGGGTGCACCGGTACCAGGAGACTGGCAAGGAGGCCGACCTCAACCCGAATATCAACGCCCGCAACGAGGCGCCGCGGCGGAAACAGCGCCGCAACTTCCTGGAAGACGAGCAGATCGAGGCGCTCAAAGACGCCTTCATGGATTCGCTGTTCGAGTACCAGGTCGAGTGGTACGACGCCGGCCAGAAGCACCGCATCCGCAACATCTTGAAGAGCAGGCAGATCGGCGCGACCTGGTACTTCGCCCGCGAGGCCATCGTCGATGCCTTTGAGACGGGCAGGAACAAGATCTTCCTGTCAGCCAGTAAGGCCCAGGCGCATATCTTCAAGAACTACATCGTTCAGTTCGTGAAAGAGGTCTGCGACGTCGAGCTGAAGGGTGATCCCCTGGTGCTGGACAACGGCGCCGAGCTGCACTTCCTCGGCACCAACTCGAAGACCGCTCAGGGCTACCACGGCGACGTTTTCCTTGATGAGTATTTTTGGATCCACCGGTTCCAGGAGTTCCGCAAGGTCACCAGCGGCATGGCGATGCACAAGAAATGGCGGCAGACCTATTTCAGCACGCCGTCGAGTGTCGGCCACGAGGCTTACCCGTTCTGGAATGGTGAGCTTTCAACAAGCGCCGGGCGAAGAAGGATCGCAAGGAGTTCGACGTTTCCCATGCTGCGCTGGCTCGCGGGATGGTCTGCCCCGATGGGCAGTGGCGGCAGATCGTCACGGTGGAAGACGCCATCGCCGGCGGCTGCGACCTGTTCGACCTCGACCAGCTGCGCCTCGAGTACAGCGACGACGAGTTCGCCAACTTGCTCATGTGCCAGTTCGTCGACGACAGCCAGTCAGCTTTCCCGCTGTCTCTGGTCATGCCGTGCATGGTCGACAGCTGGGAGGTGTGGGACGACTACCGGCCGTTCGCGCCTCGGCCGGTGGGCGACCGGGGCGTCTGGATCGGCTACGACCCGACCGGTACCGGCGAGGATGGCGACGGCGCTGGCCTGGTGGTGGTGCTTCCGGCTCGCTCGATGGGCGAGCGGCACCGGGTGTTGGAGCGTCACCGTCTCAAGGGCGACGACTACGAGGCCCAGGCTGATTTCATCAAGGGCTTCCGCGACAAGTACCGCATCGAGCACATCGGCATCGACACTACCGGGCTCGGCGGGGCGGTGGCCGAGTACGTCGAAAAGTGGTTCCCCACCGTGGTGCGTTACCGCTACACCCCGGAGCTGAAGGGCATGATGGTCATGCAGGCTCAGCAGATCATGCGGAAAGGGCGGCTTGAGTTCGACGCCGGCTGGGCCGACCTCATGCAATCGTTTATGGCGATCAAGCGCGAGCTGACCGACAGCGGGCGCCAGTTCACCTACAAATCCGGACGCAACAAACAGACCGGCCACGCCGACTTGGCGTGGGCGACGATGCACGCCTTGCACAAAGAACCGATCGAAGGCCCGGCCGAGGCCGGAACGGGTCACTCAATGATGGAGATTTTCGAATGAGCGAGACAGCCGCCAAGCCGCGCATCAGGGTGCCGGCCTACAAGACCGACGACAGTGGCCCGGGCCGGATGGAGGCGTTCAGCTTCGGCGAGCCGGAGCCGGTGACCAGCATGCGCGACATCTGGTATGAGGGGGTTTGGCTCTCGCCTGACGAGTGGTACGAGCCGCCGATCCCGCTGTCGATCCTGGCGAAGAGCTACCGGGCCACCGCCCACCATGGGTCGGCGTTGCAAGTGAAGCGGAACATTCTGCTGCGCACCTTCCAGCCCCATGAGCTGCTGGGCCGCCAGGCGTTCAGCGCGCTGGCCCTGGATTACCTGGTGTTCGGCAATGGTTACCTCGAGGAAGTGGTCGGCCGGCTGGGCAGGCGGTTGCCGTTCCGGCATCTGCGCGCCAAGTACATGCGGCGGGGCGGCGCGAATGCCGACCGCTATTGGTGGGTACCGAACTACCTTGAGAAAGTCGAGTTGCCCAGGGGCAGGGTGGTGCACCTGCTCGAGCCCGACATCGATCAATCGATCTATGGGGTACCCGACTATATCGGCAGCCTGCAAAGCGCCTGGCTCAACGAGAGCGCGACGCTCTTCCGCCGGCGTTACTACCTCAACGGCTCGCACGCCGGGTTCATCATGTACGTCAATGACCCTGCCCAGGACCAGGGCGACATCGATGCCATCCGCACGGCGCTCAAGGAGAGCAAAGGCCCCGGCAATTTCCGGAACCTGTTCATGTACTCCCCCGGGGGCAAGAAAGACGGGGTTCAGATCATCCCGGTTTCCGAGGTCGCGGCGAAGGATGATTTCTTCAACATCAAGAACCTGACTCGAGATGACCAACTGGCCGGGCATAGGATACCCCCCCAGCTGATGGGGGTGGTCCCCATGAACACGGCGGGGTTCGGTGACGTCGAGAAGGCCGCCCGGGTGTTCGTGGCCAACGAACTGGAGCCCCTGCAGGCAACGATGATGGAGATCAACGAGCTGATGGGTGAAGAGATCGTCCGGTTCCGGCCTTACTCGCTGGATGCCCCGGGCGGTGGCGGCCTGGACCCGACCCGGTAG